AACTGCGCCACGCTGATGCTGGTCGAATTCCGTGCTTTGACCCTGGCCATGAATGATGCGCTCGATTACGTCGACCTCATCATGCTTCGTCCGCGTATCCGGCCCGAGGTCGCCCCCGGCGCAATGCCAGTGACCCAGTATCGGCAATACGTGCTGTTGAATTTTTTACCCGAGTACCGAGCAATGCCATCTCCGCGGTTCCACGTGCTGGCGTGGAAGAACTTCGCGAAGCAAAAAGGAAAGAGCCATGAGCGATCAGGATTCAGCAACGACCATCGAGTTGAAGGGGACGAGGTTCCGCTTGAAGAAGACGGACCCACTGAACTGGACGGTGCAGGAGAGGAAGACACGGAAGAAGAAGAACTCGACGAAGAAGTATGACGACTGGCAGAACGTGTCTCACCACGCTCGCATGTCCCAAGCACTCAAGTCGGTATCGCTTCGAATCGCCGACGAGAACACCAATAACACAACGGTCGTGGAGTACATGCTGAATCTCGAACGCATCTCGGACAATCTCGTGCAGCAGGTGGAGCGGATCTGTGCAGCCTGATCCACCGCAAAACATCGAGGCCGAGCGCTCTGTATTGGGCGCTATACTTTTGAATGGCGATGCAGCCGAAGTTGCTGTAGAGACTCTTGGGCCGCGCTCCGATGTTTTTTACTCCAATCCCCATGGCACTATCTACAAGACGATGGTGGGCATGCACGCAGCCGATGTTCCCATCGACGTGCTCACGCTCATAACGCGACTTGGCAAGAAGGGCAAACTGGAGGATGTTGGTGGCGCCTCCTACGTTGCGGACCTGACCAGTGCCGTACCTACCTCGGCCAACATCGAACACTATGCGCGAATCGTGCTGGAGTGTCATCGGCTTCGCGGGATAATCGAGTCGGCGACCAAAGCCGCTTCACTTGCTTTCCATTCGGATACCGACTCGGCCGAAATCATGGAAGAGTTGGAAGCGAGCCTGACGGCCTTGCAGCACAACGACCTCCAAGGAGAGCAGTTCACCCTTGACGCGATCGTTCCAGAGGTTATCGAAAATCGTTGCCGTATTGTCGAGGGCAAGGTGGAGCCTGGGCTTTTGATGGGCGTTCGATCAGTGGACGAGGTCACGCAGGGAATCAATAAGGGCGATCTGGTGGTCTGCGCAGCGCGCCCGGGTGTCGGCAAGACAGCCATGCTGATGAACGCTGTGCATCACATAGGCGTCGAGCGCAAGCTACCAGTATTGATCTTTTCCCTCGAAATGCCGCGAAATCAGTTGGTCGAGCGCATTCTGTCCATCCACAACAAGATCTGCATTGCCGATATCAAGCACAACGGGTTTCTTGCTCAACAGCGACTCGGCACACTTGCCTCCACAGCGGGCGACTTCACCGACACCAAGGTCTCAATCGTGGACGCTTCGACCATGGATATCACCGAAATGCGGAAGCACGCTCGACGCTGGGCCCGAGAGAATGAGCAGTTGGGATTTATCGGAATCGACTACTTGCAGTTAATGCGCGGACAATCCAATCGTAAGCGCGTAGAGGAAATCGAAGAGACGTCGCGCGGCCTCAAGGCGCTGGCGAAGGAGTTGCATGTCCCCATATTGGCGTTGGCCCAGCTTAACCGCATGGCCGACCAAGAAAAGAATCCCTACAACCTGCTGAGTCACATGAAGGGCGGCGGCTCCATCGAAGAGGATGCCGATAAAGTGATCGTGCTGTATCCGACCAAGGCCCCGAAGGGCGATGGCGGCGAGATAGACCCGAACAACGTTCTCGGCTGGTGTGTCGCGAAACACAGGGGCGGACCAGTGGGGATGGGTAAACTCTACTTTGAGAAGTCCACCCAACAGGTCATGGAACTCAGCGAAGTAGAGCAGGAACCAGAGCTTCCTTATAGTGAGGATGAGGTCTTGTTCTAGTTGACGCCAACGGGTGTTTGCGGTATCGTGTGCTCCGGATAGGAGCGAGTCATGCAAGAACCTGGCGTTTTGACAGATCTGGATCTTCGTGGTGATTGGGAATCATGGCCCTACGGACTGGATTCGCGCTGGCCCAATTTTTCGCCGTGGGAGTTCCGCAGTCGTGACGACGATTACTTCCTGATTTCGACTCGCCTGCTTGATGGGTTGCAGTTTGTCCGGAATCTTGTCGACACGGGCCTGTACGTCAATCAGCCCGAAAACGGCCTGCTACTCCGCGGGTTTCGCACACGGGAGGCCAATGCCAGCATCCCAGGCTCCGCAGCGTTCTCACAGCACATGAGCGGCCGCGCCTGTGATGTAGACGCTCGCGGCGCCTTGACCCCCCGTGAGCTGGCGGAAGTTGCCGTGCAGGTGAATTGTTTTGCCCGCGGGGGCATCAAGGTATACCGCTCGTTTGTTCATCTCGATGTTCGACCGGGGCCGGTCTGGCACGTTTTCAACTAGGAGTTACACCATGAATCTTCCTGCCCCCAAGAAAGTCAGCCCAACCGTACCTGGTTGGCTCAATCAGATATTGTGGATTGCTGCGGCCATGTGTGTTGGCGCTGCCGCCGTCCTCACCACCGACAACGAAGCGCTGGCCGCCGGGGGCGGCGCGCTTTGGGTTGCCGCCCGCGTTGGTATGCAGTGGTATCGCAACAACGTTGCGGTGGATGGGTCTTTCTTGGATCGCGTGCTTTGAACCCGGACACCGAAACTGCGATCGCGAAAGACTTTTCCCAGCTCGTCACCCAGATCCCCAAGGGGGGGATTCGCGCCAGTGGCAACTACAAATACGACAACTTCTGGGAGCAGGCGCCGCCCGATCACCGTATAATTGCCCAGCTTCGAGTCGAGGGCGTCACCGTCGACGATATCTGCGATCTGACCAAGATCGGCAAGCCGGCGGTGATGAAGGTGTTGGCGTTCGAGCCCGTGCGCCAGTACATCGCCTACATCAAGTTCCAGGTGCAGCAGGAGATGAAGGCGCTGAATGCGCGCAGGGAGAAAATGGCGGTTCAGGGCTTCGAATATCAAGAGGGCGTAGTAAAGGGGAGCCGGCGTGCCAGTCGTGTCCGACTCGACGCCAGTATGGACGCCCAAGATCGCGACCCCAAGCGGCGATTTGCAAAACCCACAGGGAATGAAGGAACATCCACGCCGCAGACCACCGACAGCTTAACCGACTTCGTGGAGAAGAGCAGGAGAATGCTTACATCGAACGAGGTCATAATAGAGGACTCCGACCATGACACCAGCATCCCAGCTTCTGACCCATCTCCGCCAGACCCCTGAGGGGGGTGAGATCGTCGCCAAGATCAACGGCCAGTGCCACCGCGTTACGGGCTCTTGCACCGTTGACGGCGTCCAGGCCGGCAAGCCCAACATCGTGATTTTCGCCGAGCCCGAGGCGCGCGACGAGGTTCAGGTGAACGCTGAGCCGCCCGCGCCGCCGGAAGAAGCGTTGAAGTCGGAGATCGCCGAGATCACCAAGGATTTGGTCGAGCAGATTGGCGAAATGCGTGAAGCGCTGGCCGAACTCACCGGCAAGAAAACGTCGGAGCCGAAGGAAGAGAAGTCCGACACTCCGCCGCCGCCGAAGAAACCCGGCCCGAAGCCGAAGGGGTAACCGATGCCGACCGTCTACTCCCGGCCTGAGCAGCTTGGCCACCAAATGCGTGAGTGTGGCCAGGCTTTGATTGAGGGTGGCGATGCGACGCTTGCGATCGGGCGGCTGGTCGAGCAGTTGCAGGCGCAGGGAGAGACACCGGACACCATCGAAACCCGTGTGAACAACCTCCTGGAAGCGTCCGATGCGCTGATGCGGCGTATCGGAGCCGAGCTTGGGGATGAGAGCACGGCACCCTTGATTGCGTCGGCATGGGCCAAAGAGTATCGCCGCAATTCCCCGTCAGGTCTCAAGCATTTCGATCTGGGAGTCAAGCCCGACTACCACTATGACAACCGCTACGAAACGCTGATGCCACGGAGCGTGATGCTCTACAATGACGCCGCTTCGATTGCGGATATTTGGGATGACTTCGCCGCCGGATCTGTGTTGAGCGTGCGCGGCAGTCGGAAGCAAGAGCTCAACGGCAACTACACGCTCAGATACGCCGTTGATGCCAAGGGGTCGAGTGGCAATCCGGCAGCCGCAGCGACCTACGGCCCCAACAACGGCACGGACGGTTTTTGGGAAGGCGACTTTCGCAATGACACCGGTGAGGCGTGGACCGAGGGCACGGGCTGGTCGCAGGGCAGCAACAAGGCGTCGTACAACCATGCTTCGAGTAACGCTGCGCTGACCCACGCGCTGGCGGGCATGACCGCGGACTCCTTCTACATGATCGAGTTCGGGCTGACCTATGACAACTCAGGGACGGGCGACCTAAAGGTCGATATCGGTGGCGACTTCTACTGGGAGCGCACCGGCATTTCGTCGACCAGTTTCAACGGCCGGTACGTGCTCTACACCAACGCCCCCAGCGCAACGCCGACGCTTTCGTTTACCCCCACGGTTACCGATGGAACGTTTCAGATCTCGATTGATCACGTGAATGTTTACGGTGTCCCTGGGGTCATGGTAGAAGAAGAGTTTTCGCGCAACTTCAAAGACGACATGGCAGTCGTCGCGCTTGAGCGCATTCCGTAGGAGAATCATCATGCTTCGACAGCAAGAAGGTGCGGAGACCAGCACTGCCGCGATCACGACCGCCAAGAGTATCACCCCCAATATCTTGGTCAAAAGCTATTCGCAACTCGTCATCCACATCAGCAACACCAGCGCCAATGCGTTGACGAATCTGATCATGGAGGCGCGGTTCACGCCCAACGGGACGTGGTACACCGTGCTCACTGGTTCCGACTGGGGCACCATCGCCGGCATTCTTCGCGGCGTTCAGGGCGGGCTGAACACCCTGGCCGGCGGGGCCAACGGCATGGCGCAGATCGACTTGTTCCCGTTTCACGAAATCCGGTTCCAGGCGACCGCAGGGTCGGCCGCGGAGACGACCGTTGTTCATCGCATGAGGGAGTAGCAGTGTCCGAGAAAGAGTTTTGGCGTGATATGATGCGGGGGCTCCTGCTGATGGCCAACGCGATTGCACGACGTTATGGCTTCAAACTGACCAGAGAGGAATAAAAGACGCCCCCACGGGAAACCGTCGCGGCCCACTTGTCCAACAGGACCGGTGGGCTTTTTTATTATGAGCGCCAATTTCTACACATACGCCGACTCCGGACTGGACTCGATCTGCGACACGAAGGACGCAGCGATTCAAGAGATCATGGTGTACTCCGCCTACGGGACGGAGAAGCTGACGCCGAGTCAGTATTGGGCTCATACCGTTCTGCACCAGACCTTCGACCGCCCCGACGACAAGTATGCGTGTGAGTCGTGGCGCACGATTGACGACATGGAGCAGACCAACGCGGTGCAATGCAACCACCGCGGCGACGGCAAGACCTCGCGCTCGGCCGCGTTCGTTTCCCGTGGACTGTGCTTCCGCCTGCTGGAGTTCGTGCTGTACCTGCAATCGACCTACGAAGACGCCGCCACGGAGATGGACAACGTCAAGCAGGAGTTGCTGACGAACGATTTTATTGTGGAGGTATTCGGCCTGATGAAGCCGAAGCAGATCGACACGGATCTGCAAAAGACCTTCGGTCGGCGAGCATGGTTCCTGTGCAATCCCCATCACCCGAAGATTCCCAAGGCGGAGCGCGGCGAGCCCTTTGCCTTTGTGTTGCCGCGCGGTGCCAACCAGCGTGTGCGCGGCCGCAACATCTTACTTCGAGGAAAGCGCATTCGTCCGGACGCTACGTTCGCGGATGACATTGAGGACGATGAGGAAGTCTTGAACCCGGACAACCGGCGTAAGCTCAAGTCGTGGTGGTTCGGTGCGGTCGAGAAAGCAGCGCCGCAGCACGTAGCACCCGACGCTAAGACCTGGCGCTGGAAGAAGCCGGCCGACGCGCTCTACAACTGGCGTCCACCGTTCATCCGGCGCTTCAACGGCACCTACATTCATAACGACGCGCTGATCGTAACCCTGCTCAATTCCGATGCGTGGAAACACGTTCGCACGCCGATGGGCAAGGCGGTGGAGATTCCGCAGTCCGATGGGACCACGCGGGTCGTTTACAAGTCGCTTCGGCCGCATATCCGCACCGACGCGCAGTTGCAGGCGGAGGCGGACGTTGCTCGCAAGAATCGGTATCTGGACACGTTCTACCGCGAAGTTCTGTGCGAGCCCAGCGCCAAGGAGTTCGTGTGCTGGACCCGCGACATGTTCCGGTACTACACGCGGGAGATGGACGCCGAACTCCAAAGCGACCCGGAAACGATCCGGTTTGTCGTAGTGGACCCGTCGAAAAGCGCGAGCCAGCAGGCAGACCTGACCGGCATGATCGCCGTGGCAGTTCGCCCGCGTGAGGGTCGCGTGTACGTGCGCCGGGCACGGGCGCTTCACCTGAACTCGAATCAGGTGCCCCATGCCGCTCTTGAGATGTGCGTCGAGACCAACTCCCAGATGGTGTTCGTGGAAATCATCGGCCAGCGCGGCGTGACGGATATCAACTTCACCAATTCGATCACCAAGCGGGGCATGCCGGTGCAGCTCTTCTTGCTTGACCGCGGGCACACGCCGCAAGGTGAGTACGGTGTCGGCCGTGACGCGATCAAGGCGTGGCGTGCCCAGCAGATTCTCCCCTACTACCAGGACGGCGACGTTTACCACCACCCCGATCTACAGGCCATGGGAGGCGACGAGTTCACGTCTGGCGTGGTTGACTCCCAGTCTACCCTCGAACGCACGCTCCTAGACTTCCCAGAGCCCGAGGACTGGTGTTTCCCCGATTGCCTCGGGTACATCCCGGCGTGCCTGGCCGAGCTCGGTGTCGTGTTCGACAAGATCGAGCGGTACAAAAACATTGAGCAGTTCCCGGTTATGCAGGCGTATGAGCAAATGACCCAAGATATCGAAGACGGCACATGGATGGCGGTGCAATGAGGAAAGAAGACTGGCAAGAAATCAACGCGGCATCAGAAATCCGCAAGAAGCTCCTCAAGGACAAGGTCTTCGAGTACGACTACGGCGAGCTTGGGGAGAAATTGCGCCCGGGGCACGAGTTTCACGAAAAGCTGGTCCGATACTCCTTGGATATTGCCGATCGTGGCATGTCTGCGGTTCGCCCGATGCACTCCCTGATGCGAAAGATGGATTGGAAGTGCAACGGCTTCGTGTCTCCCGAGGATGCCAACCCGCGAAACAACTCCAAGGATCGCCCGCGCAACGTCGTCCACACTATGTCGTTTGCGGCCGAAGAGGAGTTTTGTTCAGCGTTTCAGGCGGTGTTCAATCAAGACCCGGTCTTTCGCTGGAAGCCCTTCCCCGGTACGGACTCGCTGGTGATGGCGGCAACCGCGGAATACATGGTGCAGAGACAGTGCATCTCGTTCGATGCCATGCTGCACTCGGATGATATTGCCCGTGTGTCATTCCGCTATGGCAAGGGCATGGGTAACCTGTGCTATCGCCGGCGCCGCAAGCAGCGCTCCGTTCAGCGCGAGATTACAGAGGAAGCCCTTAAGTTTGCGTCGGAGGCCATGGGCCAGAAACTTCCTCGCCACCTTGTCGGCAAAATCATCCGCGACATGGAGGAAGAAGTCGAGGCGGAGGGCTCTGAGATCGAGCCGTGGGACATGTATAACTCCTACCACGATCCGGCCTGCACGCCCAACAAGATCGACCGCGCCGCGTTTCGGGGGACAACGTGGTCGTGTGAGGCCAATGAACTGCTTGACCTGGAGCGCGAGTTCCCGGGGCAGTGGTTCAACGGCTGGTACACGAAGCTGCTTGCCCAGAACGGCGTCGGCATCAGTCGCAACAACTACAAGCGGCAATCGGGCCGAGAGGACAAGCAGGGCACGACCTACGCGGATTCACACCCAAACGCCAGCGAGCACTTCCACAACGTCGATATCAATTACAACGAGATTCGCATTGTCCCCGCGGAGTGGGGCATTGGCGACGAGACGTATCCCGTGCGCTATGCGCTGGGGGTCGGCGCCGACGAGGTGGTGAACTGCTTCTACCGGCTCGACCTGGAGCACTACGGCGATAACGGTCTGATGATGGCACCCAACGCGGACGGTCAATCGTTCTTCCCGATGGGACACGTGATGAGCACCATCGGCATCCACGATCACGTCGACCACATTTTCCGCACGACGCAGGCCAGCATGACCAAGAACGTCAACGGCGGCCTGACGATTTTCAACCACAATATCCTGAACTGGGGCGACTATGTCGCAAGCGATCTTCCCGGTAAGACGGTGCGTCCAATCGTGCCGGCGCTGACGAAGGAGATGATGGAGGCGGGAATCATGCAGTTCCCGCACATGGACAACTCCGCCCAGAACATGCAGCTCATCGCGATGTTCGAGGAGATTGCGCGCAGTGGCAACGGCTCGCAGCAAATCGGCGGCCCCGGCGAACTGGCTGGCAGCGAGCGCCCGACGAAGTTCGGGATGCAGGCTCAGGTGCAGTCGACGTCAACGCGGTTCCGGCGCCTTGCCTTCAAGATTGGCGCACAGTACATGAAGAACCTCGGCTGGAAGATGCTCCACAACATGATCCAGTTCGGGCAGACGCCGCAGCATGTCGACCTCGCGGGCCGCTTCGCCGACCGCATTCGCAAGCAGATCGGCGACAACCCCACGGGCATGTCGTTCCTGGCCGACCCGCGGAACATCGAGATCAAGTTCGAGATGGAGCCCTACTCCGGCGCGATGCCGCAGACGGACGATATGTCGGCGCTGTCGGAGCTTTTGAAAGTGGGCATGTCCATCCCCGAGGTAGCGATGGAGATGACCGAGGGCATTCCGTGGGCCGGCGTGATGAAGACCTTTCTTCGAAAGAACGGCGTCGACAATCTGGACGATTACCCCGAGGTCGAGCAGGTGACCCGCACTCCGATGCCAGACGAGATGGTGGAAGAGCAGGCGGCAGCCGGCAACCTCGTGCCTATTGGCCAGCAGCAGGTGATCTGATGTACCAACAACCCGAGCGCACACCGACCCTTGCCGAAATCGCTGAGTTCAAGAAAAGCCTGTGCTGGCAGTGGTTTGAGTTTCAGACGTACATGCAGGCAGTCGCGTGCCAAGGCAAGCGCGACGACGAATCCTGCCCGCGGGATACAGAACGATTTTTGCTGGGGAAGATGAAGCAGTGCGAATGGGATCTCAAATTCCCGGAGCACTTGGCTCACATGGATGAAATGCCTGAACACGAGGAAGACAACAATGTCACTTGAACAAGAAACCCAGCCCGAAGCTGCTCCGCCGTCCGCCAGCCCGTCTATTGAGGGCGGTCCTTTCGAGGATCGACAGGGCTTTGCGAGCGTGTTGTCGAGCATGCGTCCGAATGATGACGCACAAGACGATATCGAACCCGGCGCCGAAGAGATTGCGCCGGTGGAGAATACGAGTGCCCCCGAAGACATGAACCCGGCGGAAGAGCCCACCGAACCCGCGGAGCCGGCAAATGCCGCGGCGGACGAGGGCGATTCGGATGCGCCGGTGGATATCATCACGGCACTCGGAGAACTGGAGCAGGAAGAGCAGCAAGCTGTGCTCGAATCGTTCCAGGAATGGCTCAGGACGCAGGATACTGCCCCGGCGGAAAGCGAGGAAGCCCCCGAGGAACCGGACGCCCCCGCTTCGCCGACGCCGGAGCAGGTCCAGCAGGCACAGGAAGCGGAATTGCGGCAACTCATGGAAGCTGCTGGCTCCGACTTCGATCTCGAACTGACGGAAGACGACATGTTGGACGGCGCTGGCGCAGCCAGCAAGGTGAAAACCTTCGTCCAAGGCATGTTGGCGAAGCAGCACGGGCGACAGGTTCAGGAGACGGCCCGGACACTTATTCCGATTGTGGGCTCCATGATGGAGTCCATGATGGTCGGAATGCTTGCCGAACAGCAGTACCCGGAACTGGAAGGCAAGGTGGAAGACCTTGTCGCTGCGGCAGGTGTAATGCGGCGCGACAATCCCGACATGGAGCCGTCAGCACTCTTTCGGGGTGTTGTCGAAAAACTCCGCAAGGACACCAAGACCGGGAACGCTCTGGAGAAGCTGATCAAGTCTGGAAAGGGTTTCGACGCTCGTGGCGGTGGAACTCCTCAGCCCAGTGCCAACTCCGCTTCTTCGCTCCAGGCCCCAACCAACCCCAACACGAAGCGTCAGCCACCAGTCGTCGATACGATCGAACGGCTCAAGGCGGCGTACAACAAACAATAAGGACAACGAGTAATGGACAAAATGTCATCGACTCCGCAGCATCCGCTGCCGTCGTCGAGCGGCTTCGAGAAAAGCCACGCTCAGCCCAAGATCATTGTGGGTACGGCAGGCGGCTCGACCCAGCTCGACCCCAAGGATCGTTTTGTCATCGTGACTCCGCCGGCTTCCGGCGTACACACGATCATCGCTCCGAAGTACAGCGAGTGGCAGAACGACGATCTCAGCATCTATTCGAACGGCGCCGCCGGTGGTGCCGTCACGCTGGTCGATCAGAATGCCACCGACCTGGTTGGCGACAACCTCACGGCGTCTGGTGACCACGCGGTCGTTCGGAATTGGTGGGGCCGATACACGGCTGTCATCAAAGACGTGACCACGTAAGGAGCATCAGCATGAAGCAATTCAACAGCATTGCCATCTTGTCGTTGTTGGCTCTTCTTGTGTTCGCGCCGGTATTGGCGTTTGCACAACAGAACTTCATCAACGACGGCAATCGCGCGTATGGCGTGCAGCGCACCTTCGATTCCAATAACGAGGGCGTGCCCAGTTTTACGCGCGGTGCGACGATTGAAAACGCTGATGCCGGCGGGCTTCTCTACGTCAATACGGCGGACTCGACAGCAGTCACGGCCGCCTCGGGTGACGCCTCGACCGATGAGACAGCCTACGACGTCAGCTACACCATTCCCGCGGACACGTTGGCCGCCGGTGATACCGTCCGAGTGCAAGGCGCAATAACGGTAACGGGCAGCCACACAACCGCTGGCAACATTACGGTCAAGGTCAAACTGGATGGTCAGATCATCTTCAGTTCTGGCACCTTGACTATGGATGATGCGGTGGGTGGTGCCGGGGATGCCAGCGAGTTTGTGTCATGGGACATGACGGTTGGCATTCGAAGCACCACGGCCGGTCTCGTCACTGGAGAGGGTAAGCACGACGTTGGCGACAGTCAGGCGGTAACGCTTTTGGGGTCGGCATCGAGTTCACTCTCATCCATTGATACGACCGGCACCATGGCAGTCACGGTGACTGTCCAGTACGGAACCGAAAACGCAGCCAATACCAGCACGCTCAAGCAGCTTGCTGTGTACCGAAACGCCTAGCGCTCGCGCTGGGATCAAACCGAAACAACAGGAGAAAATCCTATGAGTTCACCAATCGCTCCGGTGATGCGCCAAGACCCGGTCTTGCAGACCGAGCGCACTGCCGACGTACACGATCGTCATTGGTTTCCCGAGGTCTTCAAGTACATGCCGATGGGCTTGAAGCGGGTCGGGCAGATGACGTCCTTCATTAGCATGAAGGGTCAGGAAATCCAGACCGAATCCCGCTCGCTGACGTGGTGGGAAAAGGGCTGGAATCAGCGTGATTGCCCGGTCGTCGACGTGTTCGACGGCCCCGGCCTGACGAACGCCGCCTCCGGCACGACTGCGGTCGATACGGAAGTCAATGTTCAGATGACCGAGAACAACGCCAAGAAGTGGGACGCCGGCATGATGTGCGTCATCTGGGAGTTCGCGGACTCCGCGTACAAGCAGGTGTCGGGCAAGGTCAAGGGGCTCGTCACGGGCAAGTCCCTGAACGGCGATTCCGACTCCTACGTGACGGTAAAGCTGCTGGCCGCGGATAGCGACCAGGCGCTCGCCGCCTCGTACATTCGCATGACGCCGGCTGGTCAGAAGCACAGCGACGTCCACACGTTGCCCGAGGGTCGGTTCGAGGATCTGGTCAAGCGTGAAGGCGCCATGTCCACGTTCCTCGGCTCGTACACGGTCAACGATTACGAACGCAAGGAAAAGAGCCGCCCGAACTACGATGTTCTCGCGGAATCCGAAGCCGACGCGCTCAAGGACTTCCTGATCGACAAGGAGATGGCGTTCATTGAGTCCGTGCTGGACGACTCCGACAAGGAGTATCAGTCGACGGGCGGCCTCGAATACTACCTCACGACGTATGAGGAGCAGGCGGGGCAGAACTACATCGACGCGCTGACCGACACCATCTACCTCGGCTCGACCACCGGCCCGGCGTACACGTGGATCAAGCAGCTCTTGACCAATGTCGTCGAGTACGTCTCGCGCTGGCACGACAACACCGAGGATCTCCCCGCTTGGGCGGGGCCGGAAGTGATGCTCGTGCTGGAGCAGTACATGCAGGACCGGTTGACGTTCAACGTCGACCAGCCGACCGAGACGGACGAAGTCGGTATCCGGTTCAATCGGATCAAGCTCCAGAACGGCAACATCCGTTTCTACGAGCACCCGCTGATGAAAAACTCGTCCGCATACCGTGGCACGCTGATCATGCCCAACATGGAGCTCATCACGCAGGCCACGTTCATGCCGTTCGAGTCGATTCCGGCCGACGTGATGAACAGTGAGCGCGCCAAGCGCGCCAAGCGCGATGGCACGATCTGGAGCTCGAACGCCAAAGGCGGCTTCCGTGAGTGCTGTGGCTGGAAGTTCAACGGGATCTCGAATCACGTGATCATCCGCAACATCCACCGGGATCTGGCCCGCTCGTAACGTATGCCAGGGGTTCATAGTAGCCCGGCCTCGGGTTCGCCCGGGGCCGGGCATTCAAGGGGAAGACAAATGCTTAGGAGCACGTCGCAAGATGCACACGTCGATTCTCGCGCTGGCACTGGTGCTGGCGAACGTCGCGGAGATTTCCACCATGTCTAGCCTCAACCACGTTCAAGCGCGCCGCGTTCTGTGCGAGCAGTCCGGGTATCACGAGTTGGTGACCGACTTCAACGGCGGGGACTACTCGAACAACTCGGCGCTGATCAGTAATGCCACCTACTACCTGAACGCGGGGCAGCGCTGGATCGATCAGCGATGGAGCAATCAGCAGGTGCGCAAGCGCTTCGTTACAACGATTCCGACTGGCGCATGGAGCGTGTCTATTCCCTTGCTCGACTACGTTGAGCGAGTCGATATTTGGGATGGCGACGATCGGTATCGACTGGCTCAGAAAACAGAAGCGGAACTCCGCGATATGTATAGCGAGGACTTGTTCGGCAACGTGACGCAGGCGCGTCCAAAGTATTATGCCGAGGCAACGCATTACGAAGTCGAGTTGCTGCAAAACCCCGACTTCGATTCGTCGCCGGTAATCATTGATTTTCCCGCTGACGGCTTGGCTGGGCTGCTCACCCAGATACAGCAGAGTCCGGGGGCATGGATTGCAATGGGTGGAGAGCAGTCTGGGGATGGCTCCGCAATCCCTTGGTCATGGGCAAACGGTGAACTGAGTGTCAGTAACTATGGTGCAGGAGATTCCCCAGTCGTAGCCCAATACGTGGGTGAGGTTGCGGCGGGCGATGTGACCGTCACGGTGGAGTTGGGTGGTGATGGAGAGGGCAGTGTCTCGATCTGGATAAGGAGCGTCGATGGCACCACTTCGGAATTTCAAACCCTCAGCCATGTTACTACCCTGACTCACACATTCGAGGATCTGGGCGCGTGGAGCATCATACAGGTGATCAACACTGGTGGCGACAACACGGTGATTAGCGGAGTGTCTGTGACTGCGGAATCGGTCGAAGCCAACCCCCTGCCGTCAATCCGAGTGCCTTGGTTCGTCACAATGCCGCCGGCAGACAAAACCTATCTGCTTCATGTATTCGGCGACTTTCGGATGGAGAGCCTGATCGATGATGCGGATACCAATTACTGGCTACAAGCGTATCCTGAGCATGTGATCCGGGCCGCACGCCTGCAATTGGAAATGGATGGCCACCGCAATATCAGCGGCGTGAAAGCGTTCAAGTCGATGCTTGAGGATGACCTTGAGCGAATGCTGGCCGAGGACCGCTTTGCCTTCATCAGCGGTCTTACCCCCGAAGAGGCGGTGCGCAATGGCTGAACGGGCAACACCATGGCAGCAGCGCACGGCCGCGGCTCGTGAGGAGTTTCAGCGCCGCCGAATCCAGGTATCGAAAGAACGTCACAAGCGAGGCAAACTCCGCCGCAAGCCGGCAGTACCTTTGGGCGGGCCCCTCAATGACGTTCAGTTCGGTGGGGACACGCTACAAGTGATCGTGATGGAGCACGAGTTCCAGACCCCCGGGGAGTTGGTGGCGCCCACCATCATGTGTGGCGAGGTCGATGGCGAGGTCCAGTTGAACGCACAATGGAACGGCGAGGTCGTACTTAGCCAGACGGTCCAGCCCGGCACTAAGATCTTCGAAGAGGTCATTCCTGTGTCGGCTGGTGACAAGCTGCTTGTGACCCTGGGCTCCGATTCTGGGGCGTTTCGTCGGACGTCCTTCCTCGCCATGTTTCGGGAGGGGTGACGGTGATCAAGGTCAGCCTCGCGAAGACCCTGCAAAACGGCTACCAGCCTGACGATCGGTTGCCGAGCAATGTGGACTATGCGCGCAGGTTTGACATGGCCGCAGCGACCGAGTTCGGTCTGGTGCCCATTCGAAACGTCGTCCAACCAATCACCAACGCGGCCCTGTCATCCGCGTCAATCGTGAAGTCTCACCCATGGCCGCAACTGATAAGGGCGAAGAAGCTGACCGCCCTGCTGGATCAAGATGACTTCTTTGTGGTCTCCGAAAACGCGAGCTCGGACTGGTCTCCGTTTCCGGTGACGGTATACGACTGGCAAAGCTACAACTGGGACGGTGACTCTGGCTCCAGCGCCACGCTGACGGGCGGAAAAGAATGGCATTACGCAGATCTCATGGACACCATATGGATGTTCAACGGAGTGGACACCCTGCATTACGCTGGCTTCGCGAATAAGACGTTTCACCAGAACCAGGTGACATTTGCCACGGGTGCAGCCTATCAGGACTCTCGCTTGTTTCTTGGCGGCTTCGAGACCAACCTGCATGCGCTCGCCGACTGGGAAACCTACATGCGCGGCTTGCGCGGTGATGTGGTGCCCGACGATATCGATCGTCTGTACTCCGCGACCAACAAGCAGTCATGGATATGGTGGTCGAGTATCGGCGCGGTGGACATGCTGCGGTTCTACTCGATCCCGTTCATGATCTACGGCACGCTTTCCAACAACCCAGACACAGGGTTCGACGAGGACAATCCGTGGTGGAGGTCTATCGAGTCCCGCCGGCAAAGCGGTTTCATGCCGCTGCCCGGGCGCGGGCAGGTGCTCAAGATGATGCAGCTTGATAAGGCCATGGTGGTGTACATGAGCGACGGCTGTCACCTGGCCGTCCCGGATTACTCGGACCACTCAAAAGGCTTCGGGTATGCGGAGATCCAAGGGCAGGCACCGCGGCTCGGGGTAAAGCAGGGCACAAACACGCGCGCCGCGGCGGGCGGCAATGAGCAGGTGCAGGCGGCGATCATGGAGAACGGCGACCTGTATGTGCTGACCCCGACCGGCAACGGTGGCGTCAAGGGCGAGTACCTGGGCTATCGTTGGGCGTTCACCGAGGGAGACGACTGGCTGGTTCACTACGACCCATCCGAGAAGGAGTTTCATTTCAGTGCGAGCGACCGATGCTACCGGCTGTCTCAAGCGCGCGGGTTCGTCAAAGCGCCGCAGATCCCGACGACGGTGTTTTTTGGCCGCAGCAACGACACGAGCGCGCCAATTGGTATCTACGAATCGGACGCCGCCGCGGGTACGGTGACATATCGCTCCGATTATTTCGACGACATGGAGGGAATCAAGGTTCCCCAAGCGATCCGTTTGTGGCTGGAGTCTGATGGCTACGACATGAGCGGTTGGTCGGTGACGGTGTACGCCCGGCGAAAGGTGACAGATACTTTGCACCAGAACTCGGGTACACTGACCCCGACTGCGCGCGGTGCGTGCGAATTGAAACTCAGTGGATCGGGAGGCTTCTACGTGGAGGCCACCCACTCGACGCCTGCACAGGCATACCTGAAAGATATCATCGTCGAGTTCGACGACGGGAAACGTAGGAGTCTTGCGTCATGGACCCAATTATCCTGAACGAAGCACCGGGCCGCGGACTGCGACCCAAGCGGGACAAATCGCGGGGCGGCGACTGGCTGCGGACGATGCAGAACCAGTTGCCGTTTGGAGATCGGGGCGCGCTCACTCTGCGCCAGATCACCTATCCGATCGATACCGGCGACATTGCCAACTCGGTGACCCACCCGTTTCCGCAGGTTCATCGCAGCGAGAAGACGTTCCTTGCCTTCCAAAATCAGGAGGTCTGGGACTTGGACGTATCGTCCTACCCATGGCCGGCCACGCAATTCACTGTGTACGATGCCCGACAGGAAATCACCAATCGCTTCTTCGATGAGGATGCCGACTGGGCGAAAGGTTCGGGCTGGACGATCACGGGCGGCAAGGCTGTGGGCACCAGCACGTCGGCGGCACTTACCCAGAGTGGCCCGCTCGTACTCAGCACGGTCTACCTGGTGGAGTTCTCCGTTGTGGTGTCGGCGGGCTCGGTCACGCCGAACTGTGGCACGCAGGCCGGCACGACGCGCAGCTCGACCGGCACGTACTACGAAACCATCACGTGTTCGGGTGGTACGGATTTCAGTTTTACGACCAGCGGGTTCACCGGCACCATCGACAATGTGTCGGTTGTGGCGCAGGTGACGCTTGCATCGGGTGGCCTTGGCTACAACGTGTGCGGATTTCAGGATCAGGTCTGGTTCGCCCACAATCAGCAAAACTTCCTGTGGCGCCTACCATCCAACCCCAAGTCTGCGGCCGATACGACTGTGGTCGTTGAGGCTCAAGATCTCAACGTAGGGGCTGTGGGCAAGCACAATAACGCCGTGGTGATTGGCGGCATGAGTGGCACGCGCCTGAATCAGCAAATCGTCACCGATCTGTTCGACCACTGGCGCGAAAACCAGCAGCAGAACCAGGTGACAACGCAGAACGACTCCCTTGACGACACGTATATCTTCTTCTCCGAGATGGGTGGCCTTGCGAATGACCTTCCGTTCCAAGTGTTCTTGGCCGCGCTGGGATACCCCGACCCCGACTACGAAGGGGAGAACTTCAAGGGCATCGTGCATGGCAACTTCGAAGAAGGCATGCTGGGCTTCTATCGGCCCCAGTGGTGCGGTGCCATCCGCCATCTAAAGCAGCTCGGCAATGATCTGATCTGCTACGGCAAGGACGGCATCTGTCGCCTGGTTCGCGGGGAGAATGGTTACACGGAGGTCGCCATCGAAGTGGTCGACGAGTCGAACATGGTGCAGACTCTCAATCACGTTGGCGTCCCTAACAACACATCGGTTTGCGGTAGCGAATCCATGCACTATTTCGTGTCCAACCGTGGCGATTTGTACGTGATCAACGGCAACTCGGCCACACGACTCGATTACAGCGAGTATCTGGAAACCCTGACGCTTACGCAGGTTGTTGCGTCCTACGACCCGATCCGCTCGGTGTCATTTTTTGCCGACTCGTCGGACTGTTTTGCCTACACGGGCTACGGCCTTGGACAGAGCGCAGCAGTTCGCCCGACCAGTCTGGTTCGACTGGATAGCGACGACACGCTTCTTGGCTGCGCCGAGGTCGCTTCCGACCCGCAGCAGGCGGTGCTGGAGTGGACGATGATCAGCCGTCCCGACCGCAAGACCTTCGAGGTCAGTTCGATGGACGTGCAATGCCAGGAGGCGGACGCGAGTTCATGGACAGCCCAGGCCCAGTGGCGGCTGCGCTCCAGCGATGAGTTCCGCCGGCAGACTGCGGTTGATGTTGATGACCGTGGTCGCGCCTTCGTGAAGCGGACGGGGGCGGACTTCAAACCGCGGCTGGTGGCGCCCAACTACAAGGAAGTGGATTGCCAAGGTCTGATGGTCAACCCGAAGCTGGGCAAGCCGTCGATGAATGCGATCATGTCGGGCACCGACACCATCCTGAGTGAGACGAACAAGTAATGGAGCGTGACCGGACACTGACGGGGCGCATGGAGGGCGGGTATCGCGAATACTCCCTGATGGCCCGTGAGGCTCTTGGCAATGGTCTTAGCCCCGACGCCCGGGCTCCGCGCAACACGCCCTACGCGGAGACCATGCAGAACCTACAGCCGCTTGGATACGCTGCGGCGACCCCCGATGAAATCACCAATCCGGTAACCAATGGGCCGACGCCCAACTGGGCGACCGATGGCACGGTGCAGCTTTTTCGCGGCGAAGCGAATCGCTGGGTGATGGGGCAGACGCAAGCGTACAGCGCCGATGAGTCATGGGATGCGTCAGCGGTGGGGGCGACCTTCTCGGCCGGCACACACCCATGGCGCGGCGTATTCTTCGATGAGATCCCTTTCTTCACCAACTCCGACGTTTTCCTGTGGGGCACCGGACTGTCGCGTGTAACCACGCCGACGGTGCTCGGGGTCGGCAAACACGAGGGGCGATTACTGCTTGGCGGCATGGCCGGCGATGTGTTCTCTTCCGACGTGTTCGGCCGAGTCTTCCAGAAGTGGAAGGATATGAACGATTCCGATCGCATTGCCTACAGCACACAGTCGTGGGGCCTCGGGTGGATGATGTTCGGTGAGCGTGGTGGCGGCTCCTCCGACCGCCCTTTCGATGCGCTGCTTTCGCTGCTCGACATGTACACGTCTCAGAACCAGACAGATATGGAGGGGCACGTCATGTCCCGCCTGGAGGATCGCGAGTGGGGCTTCGCCCTGCTGCGGAGTCCCGGTGCGATTCAGGCGTTCCATGAACTCGACGACGCGCCGATTGTCTTCGGAACCAATGGCGTTGCCCGCTTGATGCCAGACGGAGATATTTACCGCGATCAGCGCCTTTCCGGAATCGGCATTGCCGCGCCTGCCGCGGTTGGCGGTGACCTCGACGCCTGTGTATACCTGACTCCCGAGCGTGAACTGTGGAAGATCACGCCGCAGCAACGTCCGCGGCGCCTCAAGTTCTCCCAGCACTTGGGCTCCTTGACGCTGGCCGACGTCACGATCTCGTTCGACTCACTTGAGCGGACATGGTGGATTGCCGACAAGGCGCAAGCGTTCATCTTAGATGACGACGATCGGCTGGGCGGCCCAATGGAGATCGTTCCAACCAGCTTGGTGCGGGACGGCGGAAACTTGTACGGCATTGCGCGCGACACACGGTCGGACGACACGAAGCGCACAGTTCTGTTCCGCAGCCTGCCATTGGATATTGGGGAGCGCGGGCGGAAGATGGCGCAGGTGATTCAGGTATCTCGCGAAGGTGTCACCAACCTGTCGGCCGGCGTCGACTATCGGTACAACGACGAGACCAGCACGTTCCGCAGCGGTGCGCTTTGCCAGGGGAGAAAAGACGGGTCCGTGATGCTGTACCCCAAGGTCCAGTTCAACGACGCAAAGATCAAGGTGCAGGGCGATGTTGCCAATGGCACTCGCGGCGTCATTGATCGGCTTCGGTTCCAGTATCAGGCGGATGATATCACCACCACCCGAGGCACTCGGGGGGTTCCGAGGGGTGACTGATGGAACCGGAAGAGAAGCCGCAAGGCGAACTGCACCTGACCAAACTGGAGCCAGCGGACATACTGATGATGTGGGATCTTCTGTTCCACTTCCTCCGCTCGTCCGGGCTGTACCGCAACCCCTTGAAGATTGTCCAGATGCTTCTCGATGCCATGATCTGGCGTCTTGAGTTCTGGGTGATTCGCCGGTTCGATGGTGACAATATCGAGTTCATCGGGCTCATGGGGACGCAGATCTACAAGACCCCTTACACGGAAGAGTGTATTTTTTCCGTGGTTCATGGCAATATACGCGAAGGAGCCGTTGTCACCACGAAGGAGTGGCAGCAGGTATACAAAGCTCTGATTCGGTACGCCCGTGGCAAGAACGCCGCCGCCGTTGAAATCTTCAGTGTGAACCCAAGGGTGCAGCGGTTGTTGTCCGGTTTCGGGTTTCAACCCTCAGCGTACAAGAAGGAGTTGTAGCCATGCCTGGTGGCGGTGCCTCGGGGGACGTCGTACTCCCCATCCCCCAGCTATTGCAGCACGCCCGGTGGCTCAACGCTGTCGAGCCGCCCGATATGACCGGCACCCCTGCTCACTCCGCAAATATGGCGTACTGGGACGAAATGGTGTATGCGCTGGAAGACACCGACCTTGTGTCCGACGGGCCAACCACCGCGCTACTCGCTCTAAACGTCGCCGAGGAAATGGAGATCGCGGCCGCACTCAACCCGTTCGAAGGAGTGGCGTCATTCGACCCGGGCATGGCGATCCAGAAGCTCGACCGAACCGTGGATAGCTTCACCAGTGTCATCGACGAATTGGACCCAAACGCGATTCTCGACGCCGCCGTCCGAACTGCGGTCAAGTTTACTGAGGACGAGCTGGAAAACGACGATCGTGTACAGCGTGCCATTGAAACGTTCGAACGCTCTACTGAGGATGCGTTCCAGCGGCGCGTCAGCGATGCTCTGATCTCTCACGAAATGGGACGCTCGGTGATGAGCACCGGATTTGACCACACGCTATCGGCCATGAATCACGATCGCGCCCGACAGATCGATGACTTTGGCGCCAAGCTCGCACTGAGCGGGTATGAGCGCAAAGTGCAGATCGTGCAGAACTACGTCGGGCAGTTTATCAACCTGTGGCAGCTTCGCTTGCAGTCCAGGCAGACGGCGGTGCAGGTGGTGCAGGAAGCCGCTCGCTTCGAAATTGTCGCTCGCAACGATCAGCTTAACGCCGATCTTCGCCTTGACCAGAGCGAAACCCAGTGGCGTCTCGACCAATTCCCCTACGGATCTCAGGTGCTCGCCAGTTATGCGGGCGCCGGGCCAGTGACGCTACCAAAGGAAGAGGGTTTGGGCTCGCGTCTTATCGGGTCGGCTGGCACCGCGGTCAGCGCGGGCATCGGTATCGGCACTGCTTTGGGCAACCCAGCCGCCGGTGTGATTGGCGGTCTTGGCGTATTGGCAATTTCCGCTCTCGGCGGACTCATCGACGCAAGGAACTGATTATGGGCATCGACTACAACGCACTCGGCAGTGTACTGACGCAGACTACGCAGTCTCTCACCGATCCGAACTCCCGGTACAACACCGGTGCGCAGGGCTTCCAGAAGATGTTCCAGGCCAAGCAGGCGGAGCAGGCGATGAAGGAAGCAGAGAAGGCGCGGAAGAAGCAGAAGAAGGCGGGGTTCGTCGGCAAGCTGGCCGGCATGGCTTCGAACTTCATTCCGGTCGTGGGTCCATTCGTATCGCCGATGGTCGAGGCGGGGGTTACCGACCTCGCGGGTGGTCAAGTCGACTACGGGGATGCGCTGATGAACACGGCAATTTCTGGTGGCACGAATGCGATTGCCGGCATGGCGACGGGGCGAGCCGCGAAGCAGGACGCCTTGGCCAATCTCGGCGATAACCCCGAGGTCGGGCCGGCGATGACGGAGCAGCAGATCCAGAGCTATGGCCAGGCCGCGGCGAAGGATGCCCGCCGCAGTTTCTTCAAGACGGGCGGTCTCGCGAATGCCGACAACATGAGCAAGTTTTCCCCGGCCATGCAAGGCATGTTCAAGACGGCGCTGGGCGGCATGCAGTATAACTCTGCACTTTCGCCGCGTCCGGGCAACTCCCAGTATGGGAAACTCATCACCATCAACGGCCGGCGTGTATGGGCAGAGACCGACGATCAAGGCAACATCATCAACATCGGCCAGCCCGCTCCCAACAACGCGCTCGGAGGGTACTAGGCATGCAGGTAACGACACTGGCCGATGGACAGACAATCGAGTTTCCCGACAACATCCCAGAGGAACAAATTGTCGCGGAGCTCAACCGCATTACCGGCGAGCGCCGGCAGGCGGAGTCCATGCAGCAGATGACCCCCATGGCGCGCGGAGCCATGCAGGTGTTCGGTGATATCGCCGGCATGCGCCAGCAGTCTCAGGAAGAACTACAGTACCCAACCGTTCCCGGCCACAGCTTCGGCATGAATTTCGACCAGATGATGCAGGTGACGGACAGGATCAACAACACCAATCAGGCCAACGCAAGCGAACGCATTCGTCTGCGCGCACAGCGTGAGAGCGCGATGGAGGCGGAGAAGGATCGTGCCCAGCAACTAAAACTGGAGCAGCAGCGCCAAAAGAACGAGATGCAGATGCAGAAGATGCGGGATACGGCGCAGATGGAATTGGAGAAGCAGAAACAGGGCGGGCGCCAAGACGAGAACTCCCAGCTATTTCGGCAGAGCCTTGAGCAGCAGCGCCAGGAATACGGGCTCCGCGGCGACCTGTATGAGCGGCAGTCCGACGCGGACCTCGCCCGTGGCCTGGCCATCATGGAGCGCGAGAACCAGATCAACCGAGAACTTCGAACGCTCGAGCAGAAGTATTACATGAATCGCCTTGATGCCGAGGGCTCGCAGCGCATGGAGCAGTTGCGCGCCGAACTCGATTCCCTGTGGGCTCGACAGACCCGGGAATTGGATTCATCGGGGAACAGCTTGGCCGATGCCGAGCGCAAGCAGCGTTTGCGGCAGAGCGTGATAAGCGAGCTTTATCAGCGCTACCTCAACGACCCAAACTACGTGACGATCACGGCGGACTCGCAGACCGGACAAAGCGTCCCCAACTTCACGCCGCAGTTTTGGCAACTGGTCGACCAGGAATTAAATCGTCGCACCGGCGGCACGACGCACCTGGACACCGGCGGCGGAAGCGGCTTGCGGCAAGACAGCAACGGCAACTGGACATGGGGAATGCCCTAACAGGAGAACTCAATGCGCGTCGAAATCCCTGACCTTGGCACCCATGTTGAGTTCCCTGACGGCACACCACCCGAGCAAATCGACTCCATCCTTCGCGAAAACTTCGACACCATTCGTCGTGGCGAGGCCGAGAAGGCGGGGCTGACGCCGGAGGAGTTTGACCG